ACTTCAATCCATCCGATTTGCGCCATATCTGAACCACTTACCTCATACTTATCTTTAATGATAATAGGTGAGTTTTCAAAAATGAAATCGTCAGCTTCTAAAGAACCTTGCATTCCAAGTGTTCCTTTTCTGAATTCTGAACCGTAAATGAAGATTGTACAATCCGCATTACCTGCTCCTGTACCACCTGTATAACCTGCAGCATTATAGAATGCAACATCAAATTGGTTGTTAGCAACGTCTACAGAAACAACAATTCCTTTGAATTCTGCAGTACCGTTATTGTTAGAAACAACAAGTGTTTGTCCAACTCTAACTGCAATCTGTACAGTAGCACCTGAACCCGGCTGAACTGTAGAGTTCGCAGGATTAAGTACGTCATTTACTTGTAGTGTAATTTGGTCTTGGTTAACTTGCGCTCCACCAACAACACCACAGTCGATATATTTAGTGTGTAACCTTCCTTGCTCTGCCCATTTAATAAGGTCAGAATTAGAAGGCATCTCTGCTCCTACCATTCTAAGGAATGAGGAGATTGTTCTATTCCCGTATCTCTCGAATTCTTTTTCGTAAGTATCAGGAAGATACTGATTCAAAAAGTTGAAATCAGTAATGTAATTTGAAGCTAATGGGGTTTGATGCGAACTTGGTTGTAACGCAACTCCCGGTATAGCTTGTAATGCACCTGCCATAATTTTTAAATTTTAAATGTTTTTATTTCTTTTTTATACTTCTAATTTTCAAACCTCTACCACTATCAGTGTTAATAGATTTGAATTGTGTTCCACCCTTACGAGTAACTTCAGGTGTATTACGAGTCGTCATATTTATATTTTTAATTTTCTTCGTAACATCCTCAGTGGCTTCCGCCTTGCCTTGCTCATAAAAGAACTTAGCAAACTTGTCAGGGTCTTGTGCAACTGCTATAACCTTATGAAAATCTTTTGCATTTTTTAATAACCCGCTTTCATCTAAATATTTATCTGCCCACCCTCCCGGGTTTTGTGCGTGTTTTTTTAATTCAGCAACTGAAGCAGGATTATAAGTAACTGTATTTTCACCTATACTAAATTCAAAACCTTTGAACTCAGGCGAATATACTTCATTGGTTTTCTCATCATACCAACTTCTTTTTCTCTCTACTTGCTCATCTCTAGTTTTCGCATTTGCTACATATTGCTTATATGCTTCATACTCCTCATCCGGTACATTTGAAGCGGCAGGTCCTCTTGACTCAAGCGGATGCTTGTACTTCTCTTGCATTTCCTTAAAGTAGGATTTAGCTTTAGCAATAGCTTTTTTCTTCTTTAACTTAATTTTTTTCTTCGTGGTGTCATCATCTAGTTCTTCATCGATATAGAAATCTTCCATTAAAACATCTATATCTTCTTCGTCTAGACCATCTTCAGTTGCACGATAGTAATCTTTAAGTAAAGAATCAGGTTCGGTGTCTTCATAGTTCTTTTGTAATTGAACATAATCATCTAGACCTCTACCTGTCTCTTTTTTATATTTAAAGTAAGCCGCTACATCTTCAGGTAATTCTTCAGATGCTTCACGCTCTTGCATTAAATCGTCAAAAGAGTTAATTTCTTTTCCGTATCTCTTTCCAATATATGAAAGAACTTGCTCATCATTTAACTCTGATGAAGGAGCTTTATCTTCTTCAACCGCTTGTGTTTCAACCGGTTCTTCCTTTTGCGTAGCTTCTTCGGCTACTTTTTCCTGATGCTCTTCAAGTAGTTGTTCTTCTACTTGTGCGACAGATTTTTCTTCAGCTCCGTCAACTGCTCTTACTTTTAATTCCATATGATTATAATTTAATGTTACAAAGATAAGTAAAAATAAATACTAGTTTTAGACATTACCTTGGCTCAAACTCAGCTAGGTCAAACCCGTCTAAACTATCCTCATTTGATTCAAATCTTTGAGGTGGTAAATTATTTTTACGTTGATTTATTAATCTTGATTGCTCCGTATTTGCTTGACTAATTCTTTGTGATTTAGCATCTTCTCTTTGTAGCTCTCTTTCTGCCAATGCTTTCTCACTAATATTTCTTAACTGCTGATTATAATTAAACTCTTCAGCCATTAACTGAGATTTCAGTTTTGCTTCATTATTTTGCTTTTCAATTTCAAATGCTATCTCTGCTTGCTTCAATTGCATCTTGCCTTGTATTTCTGTTTGCATTTTTTGCATTTCCATTTGAGCTTTCATTTGTTGTGTCTTCATAGCTTGTTGAGCAGACATAGCTTGCTTTTGCATTTGAAGTCTTTCCTCTCTATCTTCTTGTGCTTTACGTTTAACTTTTAATAATTGATTTGCAAGTTTTATATTTTTGATTTCTCTAATATCAATAGCGTCTTCTAAATTTATATCACCTTTAGATAGTGCCATTTGTATATTGGCTTCAAGTTGAGCTTTTTGTTCTTCATCAGGAGATATTTCTATAAAAATTCCAAAGTCATAGATATATAAATCTTTAATTTCATTTAATATACTAACATTATATTTACCTATAGCATTTGCAAAATCATCTTTGAAGTCTGAGTATTCTAGTATATCTGCAACTCTATAAGTTAAAGCTTCAGCCAATGTTCTGTAAATATATAATGACCCATCTAAAATATGTCTAGTAGCTACGTTTGAATTTAAAGCTGCAAGTTTTTGTAATCCTACAAGAGAATTAGGGTCAGGATTAGAAGCGTCTCTTGCTTCGTTCAATCCTGTTACTTGTCTAATCATATTAAGATAATGGTTGTAATTAGAAATTAACATTTGGGTTTTACTTGCACCTGAGCTCGATTGTAATTCTTTGATTGGAACTTTTCCTTGATTGAAATCACCATCCTGTGTATAACTCCTACCAATCACACTACCTGTTTGGAAATATAATCTTAAAGCATCTTCAGGATTATAAGCATTACCTGTTCCTAAATCCACCTCGTTTAATCCATCTGCGTCTATATACACACCATCCGGCACAACTCTAGAAATAACTTGTTGTAGTTTTAAATGAGTTATCTGTATTAAATCAGCAAAAGGAATCATTCTTCTACATAAAGACTCTATTACTCCTTTATACATTCTAGGTGCTACCGCTACATAATTTGGTAAAGCGTGTTGTTGAGCCGACTGAGGTCTTACCATATTTTTAGCTAACTCCCATTTTAATATAATGTTTGTACCCATCACCATTACTCCCTCATACCACACATCAATGGTTTTCTCCATTTTTTCAAACTTACCATCCTCCATCATTTCTTGCGGTGGATTAAATTGGTCGTCTTTTTCAATAACTTTTGTGCCTCCGTTTTCTAATTTCTTTTTCTTATAAACCATTTTTTTAGTTGTCTTGTAATTAAAATACATTAATGTACAAGTGTCTCTATAAAAAATATCATTCTCGTAATATTGTGCGGTATTATAATAATCATACCAACTTTGACTATACTGACTTATTTCTTCCAAATCTTCTCTTGTTAAGCTTTGGTCTATTTTTAAAAGCTCAGTTATAGGAAGTGTTTTGATTTCACCCCAATAAAAACAATCTTTAAAATGCGGGTCTTCTGTATAACTATAAACAATATTAGCAGGGTCTACATATTTAACTTCCACACCTGCACCCGGTAAGAATTCGTGTTTGGCACAAGCAATACCTAATACGGTTAAATCATAGTCTAATCTTTTTCTAATATCTATATAATGGTTTTCTTCAAAAATTGTATTAATTGCTTCTTCTTCTGCAATCTCAATTGCAGGCTTATAATTAAGCTGCATATATAAATTAAGCTCTTCATCAGTTTCAGGAAGTTCATCAGGGTTCATAGAGAAAGGGTCTACTCCTGTTTTCTTTTGTATTAACTCTAACACATCTTTAGCAGCCATTTGTCCCTCTATCATATCTTGATACTTAGAACGCTTTGCTGAAGACATTGCATCTTGAGCGTATGCTTTTACATCAAACAATCTATCGTTCATACCATTTACAACTATATCTACAAACTTAGGTATGATAGGAACGGGAGTCCAATCTAAGTTTAAATAACTTAAATCTCCGTCTACTGCTAATTCATTTTTGTATTTACCAACAGGTTGTTCACCTCTTGCATATAATCTGAGCCTGTAAAAATCTCTCCATTGATTGTAGTATCTGCATTGATTTCCATCTTTTTTGAACCATTCATACTGAATGGCTTGACCGATTTGTAACCCAAATTCTTCTGTTGCTTTCTCAGCGTCTGAAACAAATTGACTTGGAAAACCTACAGATGAAATGTCTATTTTTATATCTTTCATCTATCTTATAATTTCGCTTAAATTTCCCTTGTTATTGTATCTTGCAAAGTTAATAATTATATTTGATTGTTTTTTTTCCGGCTGATATTTATGTTTTTGGGTAGCCATTAGTGCTAAACCCGAACTAATTGTTGCATCAAACCGTGTTCTATTACTAATATCAAACTTTGCCCAATCTTCTAAAGTTCTATTAAAAGGCATATACCCCATCTCATCATCTTTAACTAAACCAACGTGTGATTCAATGTATGACTCTATAGCAGCAGCGTGAGCTTGCTTTACGTCTTCACTTGAGTTAGGTATACCTCCCAACTCCCTTTCTGTTTTTGATAATCTATTAAAAGCTTTATCAGGTCTATTAATACTATATCCTCGATATCCTCTGTTTTTAAAATGATATAATAATCTAGGTTTATTATTTTCTACTAGGATTGGCATACCATAAAACACACAAGCCATTAACACTTCTTCAAAAAATATTTCTGCAGTTTGTGGTCTAGCTACATATTCTAAAAAAAATTGATTCGATGGTGCGTCATCCATATTAAACTTTGTTACTCCGTGTAAAGCTCCATTAGATGCACCACCCCCTACTGTTCCTGAGATGTCATATGAGTCACAACCAAATGCACCTATATGTTCATTTGCAGGATATTTTAATCCCCTTTTGTTTATTTGCCTGTTTTGTAAATGTTTGGGTGGCAGCCAACTTACTTTAAACCTACCTCTGATATCAGGTCTCCACACTACCTCAGAATCTATTTCTCCATTCCTCCAATAAAAACTACCTTGAGTTATATGGTGCTCTTGTATTAATGAATCATTATAATCTATTTGCTGATATAATCTTGTTAAGTTAAATAAGGATTGTTTGCTTTCATCTCTAAATGCGTGAGACTCTGTTCTAGGAAACTGTCTATAAAATTCGTTTAATGCGTCAGCATCATTTTTTAATGACTCAACTTCAGCTTCCCAATAATCAACAACATCTTCTATCGGCATACCATACTTATCTATATAGCCTTCAAAGTTCCATTCCATTGGTATAAACAAATTATATAAACCGCTTTTAGTTTGTCCGTTCTTACTTCGGTTATGAGGATTGGAATCATTAAATAATTTTTTAAATTCTGAACCTCCTTTGTTTAATGCATTAGACGTTGACCCCATCATACATTTTCCAATTACTCTACTTCCCAATCTTAAACAAGTTTTTGTAACTCTCCAATTGTTTAATATGTTGTTAGGCTTCAACCATTTACCACTTTCATCGTGAACTAATAACAAAAGCTTTTCCCCATCATATGAGTTATCATCTGTGTTCTTCCAATCTATTGTGGTGTCTAATCCATATAACTCTTCGTCTGCAATATCATACATATTTTTCTTTGTAATTTTTGCAGCAGGTATTCTAAATGCAAGTTCTGTTTTTGGTTTGTCCATACCATCTTGAATAGGTTTGAAGAAAAATGGTAGTCGATTTGAAATAGGTACAACTTTATCGGTAAACATTTTTTTTGCATCCGAACCTGTTTTAGAAAGTATTCCCACTCTTGAATCTTTAGCTAATGTGCCTGTGTTTACACACTCGGAAGAACCCATATATGAAAAACCTGAACGTCTTATTTTTAAATATATCATTCCAAAACATCTATGGTCAGCCCTACAAGCTTCCCAATAAATATAAAAGATTCTATTAGCTTCTCTAAACTCAGGATAACCAACATCAATAGATGTCCATTGAAGATACATATAGTGAGCTCCTGTGATATAAGTTGGAACTTTGTTGTTCATAAACCAATAACCTAATTCTCTTTTATCAAACTCATCTTCAATATAATCCACCCATCTTGACTTAAAAGTATCCGGCATTGTATTCCATTGGAATATGGAATTTATTTTGCTAAGTGGTTTTGGTATTTCTTTTCTTTCCCAATAATCTTTGTCTCTTTGAAGAGACTTGGGAGCTTTCGGTAAAGCTATTAACAATCCATTTACTTCTATAACTTGTTCAATCTGTCCTGTTTTAGAAATAACTACTAAGTCATATTTTTCATTGTAACCATACAACCAACTTTTATTTCTGTTTTTATTTGAAATAACGTTCTTAGGTATAGCTTCTTCTATAACTCTATATAATTTATTTAGACCTTCTTTCTGCAAATCCTTGTTTTGTATCTATTTTACTTGGTCCTTTCTCTTCGGCATCAATTATGTTTTTCTCTGCTTCTATTCTAGCTAATATATCAAATGCATCCATAATGCAAAGTTTCTTTGTAGCTGCTGCATTTTTTAATCTGTCTGCTGCTAGCTCATCTTCAGGGTCAGGCTTTATAATGTCCTCTTTTGCAACTTTAATTAATTGCTCTACCGCTCTCATCCCCGCTTGTATGATATTTTTTTTTAGAGTTTTTGAGTCCATATTATAATTTAATTGTTATTTGGTGGTCATACATTCTGTAAAGTTTTTCACCTTCTATTTCAAACTCATATTCGGAATCAGGCTGAAAACAAACTTTATCTCCTTCTTTAACATCTTTAGACCTAAGATATTCATTACTATATTTAATTTCACCCATTAAAGGTTCTTCACTAAATGGTTTATAAATATACGAATCTTCTACCGGAATTGGTTTAGTAAAACAATATCTACCGTGTGTGTTCCATTTTTCTCCATTATGAAACATATAAAATTGGTCAGGCTCAATAAAAAACAAATCGTCTTTGAAATAACTTCTACCGCTTTTTCTTCTCCCATACATATCGTTATAAAACTTAAACACATTGTGATGTACCACAAGAGTGTCACCTTTTTTTACAGGTCCATTATATTTTATAGGTGTAGATATTACTGTGGCAAATCTATTGGATGCTTTATGATTTTCTTCTGAAGTATTGACAATGAAATCTATGCCACCGATATTTTTTGTGTTATTATATCTTTTACCATCTATGGGTTTTGCAATAAATAAATATGGAGATTTCAAAAATTTATATTGTATTCAATTGACACAGGCATACTAGTAAACTCTTTCCATAGCACAACTTCATCTTTATTATTAGATGCTATCCATATTT